GGCTACGGCGGCGGCGGCTACGGCGACGGCGGCTACGGCGGCGGCGACGGCGGCTACGGCGGCGGCGGCCACAGCTACGGCTACGGCGGCGACTACGGCCACAGCTACGGCGACGGCGACGGCGGCGGCGACGGCGACAATAGCGAAAGTATTGTCTATTGGATGCGAACGCTACCCAGGTTCGCCCCAGCAGCGGAGAAAGCCGGAGCGATCTTAGCGTACTGGCGATCCCATGCAGACGGAACTCCGGCCAACGGCGGCGGCGGCACAAAAGCGAGGGTCGGTCTTGTCGAGGAAATTTCAGGGCCGCTCGCCATTTGCACGAAAAATGCCCTCCACGGAACACTGGATCCTCCAAAATGGAGGGGTGATCGCCTGTGGATCATCGCTTTGTACCCGCCCTGGCAATTCCAGGGAGACAAAGTTGCCTCGCTCAAACGAGAATTTATTGCTGACGCATCGTGCCCACTTGGAACTACTGGTTATGCCGAGAGGCTGAGGCAGAGAAATGACTAACCCCCAGAAAGTAACCAAACGCCGCAGAGGCCAGTCCGCTTTGAAGGCGAGGTTATACCCGTTCGCTCCAGAATTGTATGTTGTTGAAATGTGGTGTGATGTGCATGTAGACGGAGAAGCTCACTCACTGTGGGCACCAACGACGAGCGCCCAAATTGAGCGAAGCGTTTCGGAAATCCAGGATTTGCCACAATGGCAGAAGAAATGCCCCGACGATAAGTTTCGCATTTCTGTGTACAAGCGGGCGCGGGCATAACAGTGTATTAGACAGAATTCCGCCTAACGCCGGAGATCACGGGCCGGCGTAGCCGGTCCCGTGGATTGATTTGTTAGGGCGCATCGGAGATTGTGACATGCCAACAGACTCAGAGCGTATAGATTTTCTGGAAACACTCAGAAACAGAACGGTGTTCGTGAACAAGAAAAATCCTGCTTATTACCAGCCTGCCGATATACATATTCACGGGCCGGATAGATGTTCGCTGTATGCCCGCTCGCTCGGCAGCGATATTGTATTTCAAGGGCACGGGGAATCAATTCGAGCCGCGATTGATACAGCGATGTCAGAGGCCGCGAATGCGCCCTAACAGAGATTCAAATGTTATTTAGCCATATTACCTTTGAATCCAAGATACATTCTTTCGCCGAAAAGGAAGCTGACAGGCATGGCGACAAGCTCAAAGCCCAAGACCTCCAGTTCGGGCGTGGTGGCCTTTAACATCATCCCCGCCCCTACCCCCACGGACAGGATGACTGCGACGTACCTGGAGGCCCCACGGAGGTTTATAACCCATTGAGAAGGTGTTCCGTTGGGATTATCCAACAGCGCCAGGGCTTTCAGCCTCTCTATATTAGCGTTCTCTAATTTGATCTGATCGTCCACCGATAACCCGATCCATTTGCGGGAAGCTGACGCGAATAGATTTTTGAGCATATCAACAGCAGCGGGGGCGACAAGTGACGCGAGAATAGTTTCCATCCTAGGCCCCCATAGCGATCCGAAATATGCGGATCAACCAGTTTTCACCGAAACGATCATAATTACGAGTGCCCTGATAGCGCATGGTCCGGAAGGCCATAAAGCGCGCCCAGTGCCACTTCCGAGATTCCTTGGCGAGCCTTAGAGTCACGACTCCGATAATGCCGTCTTGATTAGTCTGTAACGTATGTTGCAACATCTTGATTGCAGCATCGGTTCCCTGATTGATCGCCGCGTCGAAAACGAACAGGGATAGCGGCCAAGGAAGCTCCTCGCATTTACACGGGTTCCAATAATCGCGCATATAGATGGCTTTTGCTTGATCTGTTGTCAGGCTGGGAATGTTGATTTCAGGATACGCGCGTTTGGAAATTCCATATTTTGTTTCTCCGCCAGGATCAAGCGGGTCTATTACATATCCTCCTTCCTCGGCCAAAATAAGATCGATTGCCCTATCGAATTTGTTCATTTCCATGGCGGTTTCATTCCGATTGCGATAGCGACTAGTCCGAGCGCGCCGACGATCATCAACCCGACGAACGCCGCGAAGAACAGCTTTCTTCCCTTGCGATACGCCTTGAGTAGATCGCGCAAGGTCTGTAATGTCTCCATGTCGAGACATTCGGCGAATTGGTCCATTACGATGTGCGCCCTGAAATGGTTCTCCGGGTCTATCCAGAAATCATGCTTTGATTCGCGGATGGACGCGATGATTTGCGGCGCCAGTACCGTCGCCAGCCGTTTTATTTCTTCCTGATTCATTCACCATTCTTCCTCGATTGATTCACCAGCTAACAGCATTTATTTCCGCCTCTGTTGTCGCCGCCTGCACCGCCGCCGATTTAGCGAGCAGATTATTCAAATACGAAGGTCAGGGCCTTGTCGAAGTCACTCATGTCAGCCCCTTCCACACGTTGATTAAAACATCATGATACTGGGTTTTGGCGATAGCCGGTTTTCCTTCCAATACTCGCACCCGGTTCTCCTGGTCGAAGTTGATCTCGAACAGAAGTCGTTGGGTTTTGTCATCGAGACGGGAGGTGTATTCGATGACTTTTTCGGCATCTAGCTCGGCGGGTGTTTTGAGTCTCCAGCAGACCGCAGGGTTCATTGGGTCAAGTTGCCAGTCGCTCGACAAAACAAATCCTGCTGGGCGCGGCGGTAGCTGTCCGTTTACATCTTCTCTCCATAATATTCTTGACGGATCAAAGTAGTAACCACCATCACCTATTTCGGTAACCTCGTGGCGACCAGCCGGAGCATTTACGATTAGTTTCATGTGCCAACCTTTACTACGGAGAAAAATACTTTATTGGTTGTGTTACCGCTATTCCCATCGCCGTGAGGGCGGATTACATCGCCGGAGGAAAAACGTCTTGTTATCGAGCAATTCCCCATCCTCGCTAAAACATTTTCTTCGCCCATCATTACCCTGTTGGCGATATCAATGTTCTCAATATATGTTGAGAGTTGCGACGAGTTTACGGAAGCACCAAATATTTCCACGGCTGCATCACGGATGTCTGACATGAATAAATTGTATATCCCAGTCTCATTGATCGTAAACGATGCGCCGTTGGCGGCGCTGTCGGCATAGGTAATGGCAGTACCCACGTTTGTCAAGACGGTGGTATATCTGCGTATCATTATGTTGGTAGACCCCCAACCGTTGCCCGTGTGAACGACCACGGAATGGTTCCCGACGGTAGTAATTACCGCGTATCCGGTTTTCTTTATCGGCCGAATCGTAAACGGCCCCGTCACGGCCTTTGCACGGGCCAGAACCCTGTCCCCCACTTCCGCCGTCCAGTTAGCATCCCCGTCCACTTCAAGGTTGGCGTTGTTCGTCCAGATATGGGCGGCGTTCATGTAAATCTCCGCCTCCGCGCCTGCTTGTGGGGCATCGGCGAGATCGGTGAAAGTAACTGCCGTGCCGGTGGCGGTAACGTAGTTCCCAAGACTCCACGGGTTCATAGTCGTGGCGTGGGCGGCGATGGAGGCATTGGCGTCAATTATTGATGCATTCGATAATTTAAACTCTTTTGAATGTCTAGATTGTAAATCAACCAAAAAGCCATTTGCAGCAGCATTGACAATAACGCGAATTGATTGTAACGAAAGTATTGTAACATCCGCCGATGTCTCATTTATCGTATTCGATGCCGTAGCTCTAGCTAATATCGCGCTATTAGTCGTATCTGTGGAAATAATATTGCAAAACCATCCAGCAGTTAATGAATTTGCATCCGATAAAGTAAGCGTGACACCGGAACCGGAAACTTGGATAATTTTGTTGAAATGCGAGGCATCCAACGTGGTGCTTGTCGTAATGGCGATTGGGCCAGTATCGAAATGCGTTACTAATTCGGAATTAATTGTGTCAGCGAGATTTTTTATCGGATCGGCGAGTTTGGTTTTGATAGTGCTATATTTGCCTTTGTTGGCTTCACTTACCGTGCCGTCGTCCGGCGGAGGCGTGGCATTATACCCGGTTGTGGAATTAGTTGAATATTTTGTGCCCATTATTATTCATCTCGAATAAATTGAGAATTTTCATTTGAGGTATCTTCTTCCAGAAGATCGTATATTTGTCCCAATGCTTGTTGATAAGCAGGTGTATTTTTCGGCTGTGTCGCTAGGATTCGTAGAGCCTTATTTCCTTTTTCCGAGAATAATACCCATGACAACCCCATTGGCCCGAATATCTTACCGGTCATGCGCGCAATAAAAATGGGGTTACCGCTGAATAAATTTCCCATCACATCAGCGAATGTCTGTCTTATGCCAATAGCCTTCGCTGAGTACCCGTGTTTATCCGCCGCGCGATCCAGCAATTTCATCCCCGTCAGGAATTGCGTTCGTTTTGCAGCATCGGGCATGAG